TTTGCCTTCTTCCCACTTACACTCATATTGATGAATACTAAAGGAGAGGTTGGAGAAGCCCCTAGCCATCTATGTGGATCAATATATACAGATAATTGGCCAATCATGTAACATAATCCAATAGTGGTTACAAAAGTTTTCCCATAACCAATAGCACCACCCAATATTATTTCAATATAACTCTTTTCTGGATCAAAAATATCTTCTAAATCAGGACGATTTTCTGGATACAAATCTTTGGCAATCTTACCAAAGTAATAATCATCATCTAAAAACTGTTGAATAGATACAAATGGATACCCTTCTTTGTATATTCCATTTAAACCTGAGTCAAGGGCATCAATAGAAAGCCCAGAATGATAGATATTTTCAATTATCCTACTGTTATCCAACACAGTTATTTTCTCCCAGACATTCTCTTTTTAGCCTTCTGAAGTTCCTTGGTAAACCATTCCAGCATCTCAAACTTCTTATCTTCCAACCGCCCCATTAATTCATCCCTAATATCCGAGTCCAACCCAGAAAGTGATTCCTCAATAAACCCCTTTCTAACATCCTGTGCTGCTCCCTGTAGTACCGGCTCCATCTCTGTAAGAAAATGTTCGGTTTCTATCAACCATTGAAGTACTAATCTAGCAACAGCAACCTCTCTATTAGCCTCTGCTGCAAATTTCTTTTCCGCTAATCTTTCTGCCTGGTAAGTTATAAACTTAGAAAAGTGTGCGTAAACCTTATTATAAGCCTCTAACTTAGCTCTAACTTGGCCAATATCCTTTAACGCCAGATCAACAGCTTCTGATTTAATAATAACAGTAGCCTCAGAAATAGTTTCTATTTCAGTAGTAACAGCTTTAAAATTATTCTTCATTTATTAACCCTTTATAAATATAGTATGGCAAATCTAACCATTCTCCATAGTAAAAACCAAAATATTCAATGATTCTCAGCAATTTTTTTTAGTACTAATTTTACCGCCTCATCAATCTTGTACTCCCTGCCTGTAAAGATTGGGTGTTTCTGTACATCCAATATACATTTACTCTTTAACTTATCCACACCATCTTTAAGAACAAAGAGATCCTCAGGATTCTGGGTGATATCATGCACAGAAAAATACCCAACACCATACTTATCAGTAAATAATCCTCTCATATCTTTATTAAATTTTTCAACATTTTTCCTGTAAATTGTTTCCACTATTTTTCCCACTGTAGTACTTGTTAATTTCATACTAGGAAGCCTGTTTCTTTGGGAGTAATATATATTCCTTATTGTATATTCAGGAATACCAAAATAATGGGCTAATTGTTTTACATTCGTATGATTATTTAAAATAGAAAGTGCATCAACAATAATTTTATTTCTAAAAGTTTTCCACATAGTATCTATCTTTGGAAAACATATTGTTCTACCATTGTACAGTATCATCAACTTTAATACCGTATCCTGATCAAAATGGGTTAATAAATCTGCAATAATAGAATCTGGATACCTACTCTGTACTTCAGATAAACTTTCCTTAATTATATCGGACTTCGATTTTTTAATCATCTAGTTCATCCACTTCCATAAGTAAAGAATCAATAGGAACACAATTAATCTTTGAATGCTTAGATATCCTTGTAAGACTAGAATCCATAAAACCCCTTACTTTGAAGAAGAAAAAATTAACAGGAACAGTATCTTCAAGGCTATTTCTTAACTTGTCTATATTTTTCCAATTCTTCCAAATACAAAGTAAAACATCTTGCCGTATATCATCATAAAATTCTGAAAAATCAGGAAACCTGAGTAATATCTTATTAATCATTGGTATAAGAGCGTGCAATAAAGACCTAAAATCCTCTTCTTTCCCAAATGTAATATAGAGTATTGATAATGCATTTATTTCATCTTGGTCATACATTACAACATTTCCCTTAATAGTAACTTAACCTCCCCTGATGTTGTAAAGAACATAGCCTCATTAAGCACTTCTTTCATCCTCTCCTTTGTAATACTAGCAGGATCTTCCTCACCTGATAATCTACACAATTTAGGAATATGCCCAAAACCTTTTAATGTCCTAGCTATCCTCATAGCCCCATCCAGGGCATCCCCATCCAACATTATGTAAAAACACGTATCCAATTTTAAAAGTTTAAAAAGCTGCCCATTATGCAGCTGTTTCCCATTAATAGCAATAAAGGCACCACCATCTTTGACAGAACCTAAAATTGCATCAAAAATCCCTTCTACAATCACAACATAAGGTGGGTTATTCTTCCTTACAGCATCCCACCCAAACATACATTCACTGGTTGTATTTATAGTTTCCCCATGGTGAGGAAATAAATATTTTGGTTTCACGCCTTCTAGAAAGGATCTGGCCACAAAACAAACAATCCTACCATCCTCTAAAATAGGTACTAAAACCCTCCCATAGTACCTACCAAAAGATGCAAATTTAATATTATAGAACCTTATTAATTCTTTAGTAAATCCTCTACTTTTAAGGTATTTTAAAGCCTGCCTGTCAAGTTGATCATGTATACCAGTAACCTTTCTAAACTGTAAAAAGTCTGTTTCCGTATGCCGCTCTTTCTCAACTAATCCAGGCCCGCTTTCTATCTCATCCCCATTTCCATAATCTAATGCTAACTGCCTAATAGTACCTTTTTTCCCACAAAAATGGCAAATAAAAAACCCCACCTCAGCGTTAACATAACAGTGATTATGGGTAGGATGATCACCACAATATGGGCATCTAATGCAGTATTCCTGATTTGATTTCCATTCCCCATCAAAAATATCATCAATTAGCATATCCCACCATTTTGATCCAAAAAATGCCCCAGGTCGGATTTGAACCGACACTTGGTGAATTTTAAGTCCACTGGCTCTTCCAATTGGCCTACTGGGGCATAATGCCATGGAGAAGATTCGAACTTCCAACACATAGGTTCTAAGCCTACTGCCTCTACCTTATTTGGGCTACCATGGCAAACAACCCTCCTTGGATTCGAACCAAGATTGCCGGGATCAAAGCCCGGTGTCCTACCATTGAACGAGGGGGTTAAGAAGGGACAGGGTGGAATCGAACCACCGTCTCCTGATCCACAGTCAGGAATTCTTACCAATTGAACTACCGCCCCAAATAAAGAAAAATGGAGTGAGCCAGATTTGAACTGGCATCTCCCCAAAAAACTTTTGGGGGCTCTTCTTATTAATTGAGCTACCACTCCATACATTTTAAATTACCGTCTCCATTTGTTTAAGTTCTTTAATACGCTCTATAGCATTATTCAATTCTTCTTCTTCTAATTTTACTAAACCAATTATAGCACCATGAAAAAGTTGTATTATTTCACTCACTAAAAGTGGCTTCTTTGGGATATAAAGTGATTTAATTATTTTATCCCCAGTAAAAGAAAGTATTTCAAAGCTGGAAGTGGATTTTACTGTCATTTTTAATTTTAAACCTTCCTTAATAATCATTTTATTTTTCCCCTAAAAATTAATGGTGGAGAAGGTGGGAGTTGAACCCACAATTCCGGGCTTCCAACGCCCAGCTGTTACCAGCAACATCTCTTCTCCACTGCAATATCTTTCATGTTTATAGTATAAAATAATTAACAAATTCTATCAAGATTTCAGTTTTTCAAGATAATCCAGTACTTCTTTCTTATTAAGTGGGTATAATACCTGCTCTGCACGGCTCTTATCCACATAGACGGTTACCCCCTTAAGTTCATACAAGTACTCCTGTAACCAACTGGCTAATTGGATTACAGAGGTTCCCGCTGGAAGATTAACAGTCTTACTAATAGCCCCATCAATGTATTTTTGAATACTGGCTTGTACCTCAAAATGTTCCTCTGGTGTAAGATCATAAGAATCTACAAACCAATCTGGAATCTTCTCTTTTTTACAGAGAATCTCTTTATATAAAGGGTGAATATATATCCGCTCTCCTATTTTATCCTTCCTACAATAGGCCTTGGAAAACAGCGGCTCTATACCACTAGTAACCCCGGCAACAAGAGAAATAGTACCAGTAGGAGGACAAGTTAATAACGCAACATTCCTAATACCAAACTTCTTAATACGTATCCTTAGTTTTGCCGGCAATTTCCGAATAAACCTAGCCTTACTAAATTCCACAGTATCAAACTTAGGAAATACCCCCTTTTCAATTGCCAATTCTACACTAGCATTATATGCCTCATCCCGAATAAATTTAAATAACCGCTCTATCTCCTCATTAGCCTTTACTGAACCATAGCGTAGTTTCTTCATAAAAAGATAATCTGCTAATCCCATTACCCCTAATCCTATCCTCCTACTATCCTCAGCCACAACCTTCATTTCATGTATAGGAAATGTAGTAAGATCAATTACATTATCTAATAACCGCACAGCAAGAGGAATTGCTTTCGCAAGATTAAGCCATTTTGTACTACCGTCCTTAGGATTTACAAATTTTGGTAATACCAAAGAACCTAAATCACAAGAACCATATGCTTGTAAAGGTAACTCACCGCAAGGATTAGTTGCTATTACTGGGGCGTAATAGAAGCTATTTGCCTTTAAAAGATTACTCATATTAATAATCCCAGGTTCTGCACTAGTAATAATATTTTTTAAAATCTTATGCCATAAAACCTTAGCCCTAATCTGTTTGTATTCCCTGGCACCATAAGTAAGTTTCCAAAAGTCATCACGCTCTACCGCCTCAATAAACTCATTTGTTATGGCGACAGAAATATTAAAATTTTTTAATTTATCATGTTTTAATTTTGCGTCAATAAACTCTTCAACCTCCGGATGGGAAATATCAACAATAGCAATAGCAGCTGCCCTCCGCTGCCCCCCACTCTCTATCGTAGTAGCAACAGCATCAAGAGCAGTAATAAAAGACACAAGACCAGAAGAATACCCACCCTTACCTTGGATCTGTGTTCCTTTTGGCCGGAGGGAAGAAAAATTTATACCAACACCACCTCCAGCAGCCCATGTAATCAAAGAATCCTTAATACAGGTACCAATCGCTTCTATATTATCCCCAATTGGAAGTACAAAACAATTCAACATATTCCTATTATACTGCCCAGCATTCCTTAGAATTCTACCACCAGGAAGAAATAATTTTGAATTTATTAAATTAAAAGTATCCTCTAAAACTGCCTTATCACCATCACTTTTTGAACAAAGTGCTATAGCCACCCTTCTTGCCAATGCTTCCCACTTCTCACCATCTTGATAATATCTAGATTCTGCAACAGTTTCCTGGTGCTTCAAATCCACATTAAGATACCTCATACTTGCCCCAAAATTTTATGAATCTGACAGGATAAACGCCACTTTGGATTCTTTCTAAGTAACTCAAATACCACAGCAAAAGCACTTCTAATATCCCACAATGGGGCGGTATTTTGGTATTCCTGGGCAAGTGCTGGCTGTAAATAATAGTACTTAAACCCCATATTTTCATAGTACTTTAAATTAAATTCTTCTACATCCCAGTTATCTATTACCAATTTTAATTCATCCCCATCTGTAAAAAATGATTTTGTTTTAGGGGAAATTGTCACCCAATCCAGCCCAAGCCTATCCTTATTCATTAGGACGGTACCATTTGTTTCCACAGCAACTTCCTTCACCTTTCCAACCTTTAACAATCTAATTAATTCAGTAAGACTTTCATGATCTTGTAAAAGTGGCTCACCACCAGTGAATATCATAAAATCTGAAAATAAAATAGATTCTAAAAGTTTATCTGCCAACTCTCTAGGTTGATATCCCCCACCACTTGCGGCGGTCTGTGCCCAAACAGTATCGCAAAACTCACACCTCAAGTTACATCCAGAAAATCGCACAAATGTTGCCTGTCTACCGGCATGAAACCCTTCTCCCTGAATCCCCTTAAACATTTCTGATACAATTAAATGTTTACTCATTATTATCTACCACTATAGCACTAGCAATATCAGATTCCCAAACCTGAACAGACACTAGTTTTATCTTATTCCAGATGGTAAGGGAATAATACTGTAAGTCCGCCCCTACCTGACTAAAAATCATATAGGCAAGATTCTCACATGTAGGGTTTCCTGATGTTAAGGCAATTCTTCTAAGTCCAAATTTACCAATCATATCAAATAGTGGATCAGAAGGATTCAATAAAACACTATGGTCAAAATTAGAAATAGTTTTAGTAAATAGTGATTTCAAAACCTTGAAATCCACTACCATTCCAGTATCCCCCACTGGTCCACTAACTGTAAATCGAACTTTCCACGTATGGCCATGAAGATTGACACAAAGACCATCATGGTCTAATAGCCTATGTGCCGCATCAAATTTTAATTCCATAACTAATATAGTATCCATCCTTTCCCCCTATTTACCAGCCAAAATATTTCTCTTACTAAGATCCTGCATTTCCTTCTCCAAGTTTGTAGTAACTAAAACACCAGCGTTTGGATAATGGATATCCATGAACCTTGTTAAATTTCTTTGAAACTCTTCCTCATTATTATGAATATTTTCCTCTACCGCTACTATAAATGCCTTAGTCATAGCAAAATGGGTATCTAGGATATTAGCAATAGTACCCATAGTGATTTTAAATTCAAGATCTAACCTTTCAGTCAACCGTTTATTCCGACGTAATTTATTACGTGTATGTTTTAAAAGCTCTATTGAGTATATGAGCCTTGAGGCAATTTCAGACAGTTTAACAGCCTCCTTGCCGGCATATATCTTTGTAGTTGGAACACCAGATTTAGTCTTTTTACTCTTACTCATTAGTTTTCTCCACCCACTGCCATAAATAATACATAGGCGGATTCACTGTTTGATACTTCCTAGCACCAAACATCCGTATTTTTGTTATATACCCATGTTTTTCGAGAATTCTAAGATCACTCCTTAATAAACCAAACTCCCCTGTTTTTATGGCCTTCTTTTTTCTGAATACTTCAGTAGCACGGGAAAGAAGTTCATTAGATATAGGCATCACATAAACTCCTTCAATTTCTTTTCAATGGAAATGGCATATTTTAAACTTGCCTTTGGAGTATCAGAGTTTACGGCCACCATAAGATTACTAACCGCCATAGTACTCCACTGATATAATGAAAAGGTTAGTTTCCAATCATCCTTAGACGCCACACCACCAGCAATGAATTTCAATTGATAATCAACAAGCCTTCTTATACCTAACCTAAAGTTCCATATTGGATCATCAACATACTCTAAAACTTGTTTTTTAGATAATCCCTTTAACCCAAAATATCTATCCAAACCATCAATAGCCGTAATATACATATGCTGTGTAAGCCCCATCGCCCCAGCATAAGATTCTACAGTTGGATCAAAATTACTTTCTACATCAATCCAGGCAAAAATCTTCCAGTATTCTAATCCAATTGGAATTTCCCCAGTTTCCCCATTATATTTTTGATGGTAAGTATAAGTTAATAGTGCTAAATTTCGTAAAGTATCATCATCCATATACTCCCTACCATTCTCAAACCAAATATCTAAAATTTTCTTATAAAGTAAAACCTCATTAGATACAGTCTTAAAGGACTCAACATTTCCCATAATTTTAACATACTCAACCTTTCTTTGGGCCCTTTCTTGAATAATAGCGTAGGACAAAACACCAAGGCCAATAAAACAAACGCAAAGAGCAACATTAAAAGCTACTAAACTACTTTTTTTCATTTTGATTCTCCTTTACTTTATTATAAAATATTTACTCATAAAAATCAATTCTACTATCCTCTATAATGAGCAAAATCAATCCAAGAAAAAACCTCACTCAGTAGAATAAACGTACAAAATACCTCATCACTAAATATAGTATAAAACTTAGAATCTGGAACACCAAAAATATCTAATAAATCATTAAAAACAGGCTGTGATAAAATAGCAATATTATTTTTCCCATATAATTTAAAAACCACCATGGGCAACTTCCCAGTAGGAATTGAATCCAATTTAGCCTGCTCCACCCAATCAAACATAGCAGATTCAGCGGAATATAACCCAGAAAAAAAATGCTTTACATTCTTTGCATTCCAATTCTTACATTCAATAGAGAAAGGAAAAGTAGAATCTGGTTCCAGCTGTCCTGTACCATCCCCACCATCTTTAGCAGTAAATAAAAATGGTGATATATCCCCACAAATAATCCTTTTATCCCAACCGCCGGATTTTGGTACCCTTTTAAATACACCTTCATTATTGGGGTAATACTGTTCAGTAAATAACTTAGCAACAACCAACTCATATGCACCACCTTTTGGTCTTTGCCTACCCTTTTTCAATATAAACTCCTATTGTGGCAATATAATATTTTACATAAAGCATTATTTCACCTTTCTAAAACTTAAACACTCAGTTTTTACCTCGCAATCCATCCTAACTCACCACTAATGGCTTATCAGGATCTGGACCATATTTATTAACCGTAAATCCATAGCTACAGTGGAATACCTCAAAACCAGGCTCAACTGTTAATATTGAAACAACCCTCTTTCCATCCTCCCCATCATCCTCACAAACATCAAAACTATGTACCTTAAATTCAGCAACTAATAACTCTCTCCAAGTAAGAATAAATGATTGTATATAATTACCATGGCATAAGGATGCCCCAATTTTAAGTTCCTTGAAAAGAAGAGATTTCTTCCTCATTGCGGCTGGATAAAGTAGCCTATACTCCTCCTCCTTTTCTGGAAATTTCCGTAATGCACCATGAATCTTTTGTGTAAAACTCCAATCAATTTTCATTATATTTCTCCTTTAAAAAGCCTGTTCCCACTTTCTATTCTTTTCATTCCAAGCAATATCATGTAGTACTCGAAAAACATGTAAACAAAGACATTTCTCAAGTGTAAGGCTAGTCTGATCAAACATCCTAACAGCACCACGTAGAATTGTTTTATCCCAGAGACAAGGAAAATTTTTTACCATATCTAGCCACTGATCAATTCTTGGTACCCAAACTGGATTATATATGTTATGAATAACATATTCCTCTCTACGCATAACTACCCTATCTAGGCTACTTTCCATAGTAAAGGGAGTTATGTCCGATGGCATAGCCACATAAAAGTGCCTATCATATCCATACCTAAAATGGTCTTTTACCTCTATAAAGTCATATGAAAGAACCTTAAGGGAATCCCCAGACCAGACAAAATCACCATACTCAGGCTTCCAAGATTCCTGCAATACAACTGTATGGCACATATCTCTATAGTCCGTTGTTTTATCCATCATTTAACTCTGATATACCATCTTTTCTCTCTATAATAATAAGATTATCAAAATAATCCCTAAGTTCATTTTGATGGCTGATTACAAATATTGCCTTATCCCTGGATGATTCTTTTAACAAGTTTACAGTATTTTCAATCCCAACTATATCCAAACACTCAAATACTTCATCAAAAATTACTAAATTACAATCCTTTACACTTCGCCTAAAAATAAGACTCTGAAGTGCAAGAAGAATAGAAATATCTATCCTAGCCTTTTCCCCGTTTGAACAAGTTTCATACCCAACCTCTATATCATTAGCAAGTATCTGAACAGAAAATCTATCTCGTTTTTCACCACTTTTCAACGTTGCCTCTGTATCAAATCTAACTACCATCTCATCCCCCAAAAGAACAGAAGCATACTTACTAACCTCATCATTTAACTCAGGTAAAATCTCATCAAGTAGAAATGATTTTATTCCTTTAGGCCCAAATCCCTCTACCCAGAATTTATAATACTCAATATCTAATTCTATCCCAGCATATCCAGATTTTAACTCCTCATCTTCCTTCTCTGATTCAGCAATTTTACCTTTAAGTTCCTTTAATTGATCACCTATTTGTTCTTTTTCAGTTTCAAGTAACCTACCAATATTCCTAAGTTCTACAGCAAAATTACTAATCTTATTTTCAATCTCCCTAATAGTACTTTTTCTCCTCTCCATTTTTAGTTTCTCTGTATGAATAAACTCCTCTACTGCACTCTTTAATTTCAACGCCTCATCCAACTTCTTATCAAAAATAGCGGTTATTTTCACCACCTCCGCCAGGGCAACTTCATACTTTTTCTTGGCTTCATCTAATAATGGGGATAGTTTATCAAGCTCACCATGAAGATGTTCCAAAACCTCTGCAACTGATTTCTCATCTACTACAGAGTAACAAGTTGGACATCTTACCCCCTTCTCCGAGATAGTTACCGCCTGTATGGCGTCCTTTAAAGTAGAAACCTTAGCGGAAAGTGTACAATATGTGACATTACTTTTCTGAGTAATATCATTTAAATTACTAATTGCTGTAATCTTTTCTAGCCTGATTTCACTAAAAGCAGCAAAATACTTATTCTGTTCCTCATTAAGTTCCTCAATATTACTACTAGATTTTTCATACTCTTCCTTAGCTGTGGTAAGTTCTGCCTCTAAAACCTTCTTCTTATTATTAATATCCGCTGATACTAAAGCAGAATCGACTTCCTTTTTCTTAAATAATTCACCCTTAAGTTTTAACTGGCTATAGTCTACTACACATTTTTCTAAGTAGGCCTCTATCCCAGTAATCTTAGAGGAAATTTCACCCATATCCTCAATTAACTCTTTTATCTTATCCTTCACCATTTGGCATGGTTCATCAAAGATATTTAGCATAATCAATTCATCAAAAATCTTTTTCTTCTCTGTATCATTTGCCTCAGTAAACCTTCTAGCCTTTTCACCAAAAATTATTGCAGTAGAAAATAACAACCAGTCCAACCCAATAGTACTATCTATTAATTTTTGGGTTTCTCTCTTACTCAATTGGGTTAAATCCTGGGAACCCTTTATAAGACGTAAAGAACTACCTAAATCAGAGTCATTAATGGATCTGATAATATCATACTCACCTTCTTCCGTTGAAAATGATACATTCACAATACAGTTTTTACCTACATCCCTATTCACAATTCTATCAGCATCAGCATTTCTAATTGTTTTACCAAAAAATGCAAAACAAAGAACTTCAAAAAATGCACTTTTCCCTGCCCCATTACTATTTGATATAGTCCTGCCAATCACATCACCACCGACAAAGTATAACCCGGATGTGGGAAAGGTATACTCAAGGGTTTTAAAACTTAAAAAATTACTGGCACTAACCTTTAATATCTGCATCATTTTACCCCATGAAAAAATTCCCTACCGATAGTAACCAATTTATTTTTATCCAAATCACCCGCACGCATATCCACATATTTGGTTATAATATCCTCTGAAGAATCAGAAAATTTAATAGTAGATCTTAAGGATTCTTTCCCACTGAATTTATAAGTTATCCGCTTATGCCTAATCACCCCCAACTCACTTGGAAGTAATTTACCATGTACTGTAATCCTATAATAATCAACTTCTGGATTTCCTGGAATTTTAGTGCCATCATCATAATAATCAACACTGTAAAATTTTGGAGAAATTGTGTTTTCAATAAATTTAAGATCCTTTACCCCTTTATCAAAATCAAGTATCCACCATCCTCTCTTTCCACCCTCATCAGAAAATGTATGCTGAAGAGGAGCCCCAACACTTATAACATTATCCCTAACCTTAAAAGATTCATGACAATGCCCCAGAAATGATATCTTAAATTTACTGCTTAAAATATCGGCATCAAAACCTTTTTCCACTAAAAATCCACCATAATGTACCCCAATTATATCCTGATGCCCAAGGAAGACATCCCCAGATATTTTAGAAAGTACTTCATTCATACCACTAGTACTCCTAGTATATGGTGTAGTATACGGAATAAAGACATCATTACAATCCTCAAACTTTTCATGTAGAAACCCAGGTACATCTGCTATCTGTATTTGGTTTTCAAAGTTTTTAAACAACTCTAAAAATGCCGGTGAGTAACCCCATAATCTATAATCATGGTTACCGGGAATAATAAACAATGGAAAAAGCCTTGCCATATGATTAAAACAAGAAGATAACAATTTAAGAACTTGGGTATCCATATTATTTTTTAAATGAGTAAGATCACCAAGAAACAGTACCGCATCAACCTCATTCTCACTGGCATCCTTAGTAATCCTATCTAGTACAGTAACCTGCTCTGCTAATCTACTATTCACCCCATTTTCATCAATATAGCTAAATTCTTTAAAATTATGTCCATGTAAATCTGCAAAAATAAGAAATTTCATAGTATTCACTCCCCAATGGATAAAGCAGCCCTTTTTTTAAACAAAAGCTCAAACGGTTGAATAAACAAAGGAAACCTATCAATAGTATGCTGAAACCCATATTTATTTAATACTTCAATTACCCTAGTATGTAATTCATTTATATTTGTTAAAAAATCCTCTTTTATTGCTAAATTAAGCTCCCCATTATCCACCCGTATAAACTCCATAAGATCTCTCATTTTCGTAAATTCCTGCATATTTTCTGTTAGCAGGTTTATAAATCTAAGATCCTTATTCGGTATCTCTTCACCAGCAGATTCCTTTGGTACTTCCATAAATACCCGTTCTACTAACATCCTTGCGCCAACTTCCCCTATTCCAGATACTCCAGGTAAGTTATCAGAAGTATCACCAATCATAGCCTTATAATCAAGATAATGAGTTACTGGAAAACCAAATTCCTGCTCAAAAATTTCTTTAGTAATTTCAATCTTTTTAACTGGATTATATATTATAACATTACTAAATTCCGAAAATAGTAGAAAGAAATCTTTATCTGTTGAGCTAACTACAAATTCAACCTGTTCATCCTTAAATATGGTAGATGATAAATCAATTATACTATAAATGATATCATCCGCTTCCCTGTCCGGCCACTCTGCTTGAATGAACCCAAACCCACTAAAACAGGATTTCAAAATATCCACCTGTTCAAAAAATATTTCTCTTTCCCTCTTCTCAATCATAGTTTCATTTTTCTTTTTTCTATGGGCCTTGTATTCAGGAAATTTTTCCAATCTTCTAGGATCTCTACCACCATCCCATACTATAAATAATCTATCCGGAGTATGAATATTTAGGAGATTAGATAGCATATTTAACCCAAAAAATATAACCTCTGTACGCTGACCATTATAGGATAATACCTGGGAAGAGTGCCCCATATGTGCAAAATTATTACCATCAATGATTAAAATTTTCATTAACTTGTACTTTTATTTAAATAATTCTTTATTGTTATTATAATATTCCGGAAAAGACTTTTTCTTAAAACTTACATCAGTATCACCAACATTTGAAGCATAATTTCCTTTTCCCTTGTCAATCAGCTTCCCATGCCGAACAAAATAATCAAGTAATCCGCTATATGGATCTATTGGATAATCCGCCAACATTTCAAAATTCACAACTCCAAATGGTCTACATACCTTTGATTTATCTACACTAATTCTACCCTCATATCCTGTGACTTCTTTTGTTTGGGCATCCTTAATTTGCTTAGTAATCCTACAGTGTAACCTAAGAGAATATTGGAATTTCAAAGCCCTTCCACCCACTGTAGATGCCTGCTCTCCAAACATCACACCAACGTTATCCCTAAGTTGGTTAACAAACACCATACAGATTTTATGCCGGTGTACTTCAGGGGCTATCCGCCGTAAACCACTACCAATTATAGCTGCTCTTCTAGCGGGCACCATTCTACCACCCAAGTCACCAGTTAATTCATCCTTACAAGGAATAACAGCAATAGAATCCAGAATAAACGTTACTAGTAAATCCTTATGGTTTTTCTTAATCTGAGTGATTAATTTCTCCATCACCTCAAACGTATCTTCCAAAGTAAGAAGCTCCTCATCCGGATTAACAGAGACAATAGAATCCCTGTCTACACCAGTAAGATCCAAAAGCCCAGGGGCTAGTGAACGTTCAACATCCAAAAATATCACAATCCCACCAAGTTTTTGAGTTTCAGCAGCTATATGACAAACAAGTCTAGTTTTACCACTGGAAAAATCACCGTATACTTCGGTGAACTTACCGGCGGGGATGCCCCCGCCGGTAACTATATCCATAGCAATATTCCCAGTAGGAACACGAAACTTAACAAGATCAGCAAAATGCAAAGAAAGGTCCAATAACTGAACCCCATGTGGCTTAAAGTTTACCACCCTTACTTTCCTTTCTGCATCGCCTTTAACCTAGCCTTTAACACGGCAACAGCATCATTTGGATCAGGCGTATCTACAGTTTTTTCCTCAGCTTTTTCTACTACCTTTTCCTTTTCCAATTTGACCCGTTCTTCTTTTTCTGCTTTTTCTTTTTTCTCCTGTTCTTCTTTTTCTGCTTTTTCTTTTTTCTCCTGTTCTTCTTTTTCCTTTTTCTCTGCTACCTTCTCCGCTGCCTTTGTTTCTCTTTCTACAGCCTTTTCTGACTTTCCAGCAGATTCCTTTTCTACCGTTTTTTCTTCCTTTGTATCTTCAGAATTGGATTCACTAGAACTAAACTTAGTGTTCTCCTCTTCCCAAATTTTCTGTAAAAGCTCCTTCAGTAATTTCCGTTCTTCTGAAGATCCAAATGCTTTAATCTCTGCATGTTCTGGTTCAATTCTAAATGCCACCTTCTCTGCCTCCAATGGTATCATATCCTCTACCCATCTAAGTACCTCATCCGGTGAACCCATTGGACATTGATCAACAGGGTATGCATTATACTTATTTTGCGGTTGTTGTTCCTTATCATAAGTAACTACCCAATCCCGTCCAGGAGTACTAATATTGCCCTTATCATCTGCAAATTCATCGAAAACATTTGACATACGACCCTTTGAATGAACAATATTAAAAATCTTTGTCCACACTGAAATAGGGGCCTCCCAAAGCATCACAACCCCATCGCCACCTCTAGGCACAATATTAAATAAACCATACCTTTGAGGTGCGTAATCCTTAATCAACCTGTCCAACTCCTGTAAAGCCTCAACCTTAGTAATCTTATCCACTCCCATATTGCTCTTAAGTTCCTGTTTCTCCTTGATAAGGTCCTGCCTACGGGTACAGACTGGACAAGGCAGACCATAGACCTCCCTCATACAAGTAAACACTTCTAATGACCCGTCAGAATGGCGCATAAAATGCTTTGCTCCCTTGAAGTACCAGTTAGTACTAGTAGGGGCCGGAGGAAGAATTCGAATCACATTTTCTATGTTTGAGGTTGGCTTCCAAAACCTATCCGACCACTTTCTACCATGGCTTGCATTCTCAGCAGCCTGCTGACTCTCCTGATCAAAATCCCTTTTTCCAAATAATCCCATTTAAAACCTCCTAAAAATTTTGTTAATCTCCAATTTCTTTACTTCTTGTTACAAACTCTGGATCACATTGTTTTCTCATATTTGCAGCAAGGGTAATTGCCATATCCTTATTTATCTTAAAAGCCTCAGAAATATACTTTAAAACATCACAAGTCTCCTTTGCCGTTATATACTCCCCATCTAAAAATACAGTACTCTCAATCCTTTTTTCAGAAAATTTCTCCCCAGCTGCTAAAAAAGCATCTCTTACCTCATTGTTTAATCTGGATTCTGTTGTTCTCAAAACACCATCTGCCTTTACAAATAAAATAGAATAAAACGCAAATAAACTTGCCTGTCTCTGTAAATCTTGATTAATTGTCTCTTCACTAAGTTTTAACTCTTCTACATAGTTACACTCATACTCATTACCACTAATTATGACTTTAAGCATTTAAACATTCTCCTATTGTTATATTTATTTTAACGTATTTACCATTAAAAATCAAGTTGATAATTTCTCCAACTTACCCCAGTGAGTGCCTATAGAAATATCAACGGTTAATGGACAAGTAAGCCAAGGAAATTGTGGGAAAGATACCATTCTACTATTAATAATTTCTATTAACTTCATCCCATCATCCTCACAAACATCAAATAAACAGGCATCATGTATCTCGGCAACCATCCTACTCTTAAACTGTAAACGCCTCATTTCTTTCCATACCTGATAAATTCCTGTAAGTACAATATCACTAGCTGTGGATTGAATTGGCATATTTATTGCCTCACGAATAACGGCTTCATGTTCGGCAGGACCAAAAATATTAGAGGTATTAAAGTATCTTCTCCTTCCAAATGGAGTATCTATATACCCAAATTTAAAAACATGATTGATTACCCGGTTTTGATATTCCTTTACCTCAGGATAGGCCGTAAAAAAAGCATCTATCCAACCTTGGGCTTCCTTAACACTAGCCTGAAGATCCCTAGAAAGACTCTTTGCGCTAACACCATAAATTACACTAAAATTAACAGATTTTGCCTGGACACGTTGCTCATTCTGTTTAGATAGAGGTAACATTGAATTATCCCCAAAAATAGAATACCTAGTAGCCTCATGAATATCCCTACCATCCCTAAAAACTTGTAGTAAATTCCCATCCTTAGAAATATCCGCAAGTACTCTAAGTTCCAACTGAGAATAATCAGCTTCCAAAAGATAATCATAAAATGCTGTAAACACCGGCCTGGTATCATACGGTACATTCTGTAAATTAGGTTTAGAACTTGATAACCTTCCAGTACTAGAAATTGTAAATGAATATGTACAGTGAATCTTAGAATCTATCATATCCTCGGAATATCTCTTTAAGTAAGTACTAAGAATCTTTTCTTTTTTCTTATACGTTAATAGATCACCAATAAACTCATGCTTATCCTTTACTTGCTCAAGTGATTCAGCATCAGTAGAAACCTTTTTCGTCTTTTTCGTTTTCTTTCTAATTATAATCTTCATCATATCAAGCAATGATCTAATATCATCAGCGGAATTAAAATTAACTGGTTTGCCCATATTTTTAGCTAATTCAAGAACTTCCTTATAATTCACCATCCTATCTTCCAAGGTAGTTATTTCATCAATATAGTTATCCGTCATTTCCTCTAATGCCCCAAGATCCAAACATACTCCAGTTTCTTCCATCTCTGCAATACACATCATCGACGGTACAACAACCTCAGTTATCGTTTTTCTTTGCAAGTCGTCTAAATTACTCCATTGAACATCCTTAATCTTTTTAGTAAGAAAAGCATCCAAACAATTATAACCAGCAACCTCCTCTATAGGAGTATCCTTTAAGGTTGTTGGATCTATCTGATATCCACCAAAATCAGTATATTTCCAAGCCATTTCCTTCAACCCGGTAGGTACATATTTACCATGTAAAAAATACTCTGCAAATTGAGTATCATAGTATAAATTCCTAACCTGTATTCCATATCTTTTAAACATAAATTTCATATCAAACTGGGCATACTGCATAATTAATTTTACTTTACTATTGGTAAACAAATAATCAAATCCATCCAATACTTCCAAAGAAGAATCCTTAAATGGGGATTGTGAATGTTCCAAGGGAATAAACCAAGTATCAATACCATCTGAAAATGCCATAGATAGTACCGAATCATCATGATAATTACGACTAGGAGTCTCAATATCAAACGCCAATTCAACTGGCCCCCTATCCTTAATCATCTCCAAAAACAATCTAATTTTAGAAGAAGTATCCAATATGGAATATTCAATGGAAGGAGGCATATACACAGAAGTAAATACCTTTTCAAGATCCTCCCTAAATTGCTCTTCCACAGCATGGTCATTGCTTCTAATGACATAAGATGGATGCCAGGTACAAAAAATTGTCCTACCATACATATTCTTACTTATCCCATATCCACGCAATCTTGTAATAGAATATTTCCCTAAAAGTGCCCTAGTTGCCACACCACCTAAAGCCACAATAAACCCATCAAAGTTAGCTATTTCAGAATTAAGATACCTCTTTTTACAGTAGCCTACCTCAGAATCAGCCGGAGTCCTATTTCCAGACGGCCTGCATTTGCAAACATTTGTAAATGCTACCTGATCATCAGGAAACCCAATATCCTTCAAAATACCACGTAAAAATTTACCAGACTTACCAATAAAAGGTTCACCGCCGGCAACTTCCTCTGCCCCCGGTGCTTCCCCCACAAAAAGAACCTTTGCATCGATAATATTACTTGTTGCTGGAACAAAATATCTATGATCTAATGTACAATTATCACAAACATCAATGCTAGATCTGTTTACCGGATTAGCCCTCTCATCCATACAGTTATCAAATGAAAGGTTCTTACTTTTTAATAATTCCTCTACCTCATCCAAAGTGTACAAACGCATTGCCCCTGGTACTTGAGGAACCCTAAACCCAAATTGTTCCCTAATTTCCCTAGGAGAGTATACCTGCTGCTCAGAAAATAAAAAATTTTGTAATCTATCTCTAGCCATTTTTATCTCATTTTCGCTATAATATGCCTAGTATTACCCTCATTTACAGCAACACAATTAGAATACACATAAAAATTTTTCCATCGCAATAGTAACTCAATAAACAACACCATATTTATTCTAAAATTGCCAATAGGACCACTAACAGCTGCAGAAAACTCTGTACTAAAATCTTCATTTTTATTCACAGATTTTATAAAAACACCAACAGAATCAGTATTAATAGAAATTAACCCATCATTATTAAACCTATCCCCCTTAACTATTGCTAAAATACTAGTAAGTTCCTGATTCTCAATATTACATTCACTAACCTTTGTATAATTACCAGTAAGTTGTTTTTTAAATACACGCTCAAGATCTGGATACTTTATATCCAACTCAGAACTATAAGTGTAAAAATTTGGGTACATAAAAAATAATACACCATTCTCCCTATAAAACCCAAGCGGGGCATCCTTTAATGCCCTCAACACCCCACAAAAATCATAAGATATAAAGGAATCTGCAATCCCTGTAAAAACAGGTGGTAACTCTAAAGAGTATGCCCTAACATTATCACAAGAATAAATCTTATTAGAATTAATGTACACCCCATACAAGTTTAATTGCCGCACATCCTCTGTTACAGCAAACTCTGCCATACCCAAAGATTCTACAAACTCCGTAGGATTTTTAAACATAATAATCTTATCAGCATCAGCAATTGGAATGTTAATTTCAACATCCGCAATTAAAGTAGATTTATACCTTGTTCTTCCCATCTTCCACACCATTCCAGAACCTGATACCTCAATATCAACAAATTCTAATGTCTGGATTAATGGTAACATCTTTGACAACACCTCAAATGGAAGACTAAATTCATGGGATAATTGAAAATCATGAAATATTACTACCCCAGAATATAAATTTCTGGCAAGAATTCTATCCTTATAAAAAAATATATGATTTAAAGATTGATCAAATGGAACCTTCTGTAAAAATAGTTTTACTATACCTACAATACCATACAATTCTTTGGCTTTTATACGCATAATATTCCTCAAAATAGGGTATTCTGTCTAACAATTCGCTCTGAAGTGCCAGAATCCCTAGAATTGTTTATATAGTCCTCAAATTCTAACCAGGCAAGAAAAGAGATGTAACACCTACACCACCAATCATTAAGATCAGAAACTTTAATAGAGTACTTCACAGATAAATACTCCAATATAGCAGGTGATACTTTTTTTGTACTCATAATTCCAGCAACATATACTGTGGATAATTTTTTAAGTTCAGTATTAAAAATAAACACACTACCATGACCAACAGCAAGGGCCACACTCACAGAATCAACAGAATACCATGGGTAACCCTTTACCAAAGATGATGATGTAATTCCAAAACCATGTAAATTAACACTAATACCAGTATCTTCTATATGAGTAAAAAGACTATCTAACCATAACCTTTTATTTTTATCTGATACAGCCCTAGCCATTCCACCTATCCCAATATAATCTACCCCAATTTCCAAATATCTATCTAAAACTCCTAAATCTTCACCAAAATGATATACAGGAATATTAACAACACCTGCTTCCTTCATCCTTACATAATTTAAATAACTAGTATTACTAGCATTCTTAAGTTCATCACCAGTAGGAGCAGTAGAAATTGTTCCAGGAATCTTATCCAAACCAACAAAATATAACTCACCCCATTGTGATTCAGTTAATTCCTTCTTACAAAAAGCAATATAACTATCAAGATCCACCTCAGTACCAGATTTCCAAATAGAGTAGGCACCTGAATCAAGCATCATTTTCATACCACTGCTAAACCCACCTACACCCAGTTTTATCAGCAGATAACTCTTTATTTCGGAGTAAGTATACAACACAGCTGGCCCTTTCCCAATAAATTTGTCAAACCATATTCTAGATTGATCACCTACAACAGGAACAGTCCTACTATGACCAAAATAAATAGTTAATTTATTCATACCTTAAATCCCTAAATTAGTAAAAATAGTACCAAGATTATCCACCCAGGCAAATGGATAAGCCAAAGCCTCTGGAAGAACACTAATAATATTTTTCCTTCCTGCTTCATTCAAAGAATGAGTTATAATAGTCTTTGGCTGTAGATCCCTATTTTCAACTAACCACAAAGCCAAATCATATCCAGTAGGCTCTTCACCAAAAGAATTAACATAAACCCTACCACCTAAGTCATGATCAATAAATAAAACATCAAATTTAGCCCCCTGAAGGTTTCTAACTGCGCTTTCAACAGTAGCTACTACAGTAACAGTATTACCAACATAACCCCACCGTAAAAAGGCTATCTGACGTGAAGAATCATCTTCTAATACTAATATATCCATTATTACTTCCCTATCAATCTTAAAAATTCATTTCTTGTAGCAATTTTTTCCCTAAACACTCCATGCATATAACTAGTCGTCATTTTTGCATTTTCTTTTTTAATCCCCCGCATTAACATACACAAATGAATTCCCTCTACAACAACTGCTACGCCATTAGTCTGCATAATATCATCAAACTCCTCACCTATTTGCCGAGTCATACGTTCTTGAATTTGTAATCTCCGGCTAAAAACCTCTACTAATCTAGAAATTTTAGAAATCCCAACAATTCTACTTTTAGGGATATATGCAAAATGAACTTTTCCATAAAATGGAAGCATGTGATGTTCGCACATTGAATAAAATTCTATATCCTTTAGTATAATCATTTCATCATAACATTCACTATTAAAATTAGTACTAATAATTTCCTTTGGATCTTGATTATACCCAGAAAATAATTCATCATATGCCCGTGAAATTCTACTTGGAGTACCTTTCAACCCCTCTCTTAATGGATCTTCCCCAATACTCCTTAATAAGGCAGTCACCGCCTGCTCCCTAGCCCCTGAAAAAAAACTATCTAAGGACCCTTCCCAAGGAAAAACATACCAACGTTTATCAGATGAATCTTTAGTATATAAAAATGTAAAGTTAACCTTTCTTAATTTCTTTTCTACAGCAAGGTTCTTAAAAAATTCTACTGTTGCTCCTGTATCCAAAATATCATCAACCACTAAAATTCTTTTCCCTTCTAATCCATCAAAAGCACTCTTATCAAAAGGATTAACTATTAATAATTTTATAGCCTGATATTTTTGCATCTTCCAAAGAAGAGTAGCAGGAATAATTCCACCCCTTGATACTCCTATAATATAATCAAGATCTGGAAAAATCTCCTTAAAAAGGTGAACCATATCCAAAAGTTTTTCCTCTACCATTTTCATACTAATAACTTTTCTATCCATTTTTATCTCCCATATCTATTATAGTAAATTAACCATACTAAATCAAGTATGTTTCTCAGGATTTACCCTAATTTGACAGTTACCCTTATTAACTAATAAATGCACGGTAACCCTATCCTTTGTCTCCCTAGAACCTGCCACAAACGCTCGCATATGCTGTTCACCGGGAAATTTTTCTTCATCCCCTTCTTCCTTTGTCTGGTTTAAAGTAATAATTAAATCAGCATCCCGCATTGGTTCAAAACTATCACCACTATCATCCAAATCAATTACACCCTTTGAGCCAGAACCCCTCGTACTTTGATGTAGTAACCAAATAGCAAAATTATTCCTCTGCCCTAAAGATAACAACTCTTTAGCAATTTCCCCTAACAGATAATATTTACCACCAGAAGAAGCCTCTATTTTTAGAGTTTTAGTACTACTCATTAACCCAAGATAATCCACAACTATAAGATCTGGAATAAAATTCTCTGTAAAACGTAACCTCTCAATATGGGCCTGCATAGTACGAGCACTACATGATTGTGCAGGATAGTGCTTCACCACTAACCTACCAACCCCAATAGCCTGAGTATGAAAATAATCAACGGCATGTTGAACTTCTACCCTGAAATCATCTAAGTAATCTTTATCAACACCAGAAATAGACGAATCATATAACGCCTCCGTTCTGTCCTTACTCCCCTCAAATCCATAATGTATTACGTTCTTCTTAGCAAGTAAAGCCCCCTTTACAAAACTTATTGCCATAGTAGTTTTTCCACGTTTTGCTGGACCCATAATTACACCCAACTCACCCGGAGCTATACCACCACCTAGCCTGCTATCCAAAATATCCAAACCAGTAGGAATAGCAATATACCGCCTCTGCTGACCATCCTGCCTTCTCTGTATCCTAGCCTCAGTATCTTTAAAGTAAAAATCCCCAAGATCTTCTGTATTCTCTCCAATCTGTACAGCCTTACCAATCATATCCACGATTTCTGCATAATCCGGTTTTTTCTGAAGTATCTCAGCAGATTTCAAAATAGCCGATTTAGCTGCCTGAAACCTAGCAAAATCCCGTACTTTATCCTTAAGGTACCCATAATCTTTATCCTCTGGTGGAAAGAGAATTTCATTTAGCAGGGTGGCCCATTGCTCCTGTGGAAACTTTTTCTTCCCAGACATAACCACTTCAGTTTCTTCCAACATCTCAGCAGGAGATGGTAGCCGTACATACTTTGCATGGAATGTATAAATTACTTGGACAAAGATTTGAAGAATTGGATTATCAAAAAATTTTGGTTGGACTATATCCATATTTACAATAAATGATTGATAGTCAAACAAAAGGAGTGAGACTATTTCTCTCTGTAGTGGCTCAGAGAACCCATAGGTTTCAGACATATTTTAGTACCGTACCTTCAATACCTCTAACCAATTCAGCCCTTATCCTTAGTATGGCATCTTTCTGAAATGACTTTAACTCAGATTCCATAGCATTATGTGCTTTTATCAAATATTCACTAGAAGAGTTAAGTGGATGTAAATAAAGGTAAATAGGATCAATAGCATTCATCCTCACCAACATTTCTAATTCCTTTATTGCAGTAGCTTCCTCAAGCTCCGGATACTCCAGTAACCTAGTTAGATACTTCCCAATAGAGGAAACAAATTGGGATCTAATATGGGTTAAATTATCATTAAAATACTCCCTAATATATTCCTGGGATAGCTTTACCCTGGAATTAAGTCTAGCTTCCCATTCCTCATATCTTAAAATTGCCTTAGCTGTAGTCATAGTAGAAAAATGTAAAAATGCTTTTTTTGATTTACCGGTTTTTTTAACTAACCAAGGTGCTAAAATTTCAAACTGTGCTTTTATATAAACATTGTATTGTGTCTCCAACTGTAAGCTAATTTCTAAAAGTTTTTTGATTTGCTGAATATCCCTTTCATACGATTTTGTACCTTGATTTGCTGGAAACCATGTATCTCTGTTGAAATACCTCTTTACTAGATCCATGTATAATTGTCCAACCTGTCTATAGGTACTTACATTCAAAAAATCACTTATATTGGTTTCCACCTTTGAGAACAAAGATGTTGGCTTGGCAACACTCATCTTTGTAAAAACTCTGTTTTTATAAAGTGAGAATACAAGTAAATACCATAATAATTACTTAACATTAAATACCTCCAATATCTATACTCTATATAAGTATAATATATAGGTAACTTTTTTATGAAATTATAAAATTCAAGTTTTTTCAGATTTATAAGATAGGAATCTATTAAATCCACTAATGAGTAACTTTTTAGGTTCATTTAGATCCACTAATGAGGGATTAGGTAATGAATTCATATTTTTTTGCTTTACCTCTACTTTTATCCAACCGTTTTAGTGCCAATGCTTTCTCCAAATCTCTTAAAATACAGATTACTTTACTATCAGAAAATCCTGAAAGTAATGCTAATTTACTAATAGTAATTTTTACAGTTTTATCATTTTTACTCTCTGCTCTTAGAATTAACCAAATATCAAACGCTCCAGAATGTATTTGATTAAATGTAGAAATAAGATCAGTTTTAATCTCATCCTTTTTAAGTACCAGTGTATTTTCTTCTTTCATCCGTCCTCCTTTCTCCTAATAGTTTTTGGATCTAATGTATGATCCTTTTCAATCTCCGCTGCCCTTTTATAATCATTTCTGTAGAACCCAGGGCCAATAAATCTGATTCCGGCAGAACTCACTAACTTCTTTAAAATTGCACTACACTTAAAGCATTTTTGGTTATTTCTATCCTTTACCTTACAGAAAAGTGTTACCGTAATTTTACAGTTAGGGCATTTGTATTCATAAGTAGGCATTATTCTATAATCTCCTCTATAAGATCCATACTTTCTTTTATCCTATCAAAGGATACTGGGGTAAAATTCCAAAGATCCATCCCAACATCAAAAGATTTTCCATGTTGTAATAATGAACCATGGGAATGCCCAAATAAATGCCAGGAACCATGCATTGATGCCCGCCAACATCTATGGGCATAATGAGACAAGAATATTTTTTGTCTTTGTTCCTTAATATATAAAACATCTACCACCTTGACAAACACCTTTTTATACAGTGCTAATAATGCTTTATTTTTTAAATCATGGTTTCCTAAAATTAAGAATTTTTGGCCATTTAATTGATATAAAATATTCTCTATCTCTGAAACCCGCAATTTTGGGTTCTTTGGCAGTGCTACATCACCAAGGACATAAACAATATCTCCTGAAGTTACCACAGTATTCCAATTTTTAACGATAACTTCTGTTTGTTCATCTGTTGATTTAAAAGGCCTTATATTGAGTATACCTTCGTGTAATAGATGTGGATCTGCTGTAAAGTATTTCATTTTTTATTTTTTATTTTTTATTTTCTTTTATTATAGAATAATCCTCTGCATAACTCAAGTTATAAACCCAGCCTCTTTGTATAAATACATTCTTTTTTTACTATGTTTAACTAAAAAAGAAGAAGAATCTTTAAAATCATAAACAAGTAACTTACTACCATCCTGTTTTTTTCTCAATCCCCTTCCAATCCGCTGAATTGTTTTTATTTGGGATTTTCCACCACCGGCCAGTATTAAAGCATTTATTTCCGGAATATCTACCCCTTCATCAAAAATAGATGTAGCAATAATTACAAATTTATTCTCTTTTTGTTGGAATATTGTAGTGGCATAAGCCCTAGTTTTACTATCAACCATTCCATATAGGAACACATTGGATACATCTAGATTAGTTAAAAGATCTGAGATAATGTTACCATGTGCTACCTCTTTTACCAGTATTAAAATATTTTTATCCTTACTAAACAATTCCTTAGCAACATCAGTAATTAGTTTATTCCTGGCATTACTATGGACAATACCACTGGAATATACACCACTCCAGGTATTAGCAGTTACCATTTCTGGATTATCTATCATAGTGATTTCAATTTCTGATAAATCACCTGCTTCAATTAACTCTGTAACTTTTAATGAGTAGATTTGTTCACCAATACAGGCATGTAATTTGACGTTTGATAATTCTGCCTTAGCCAGTGGCGTACCAGATAACCCAAATCTGTAAAAGCTGCTATGGCAGAACATAGCTATTTTATACCAAGAAGTAGCAGAGGCGTGATGGCATTCATCTAGGATTAAAATTGAAAAACTATTCAATAGTTTTTTAATCTGAGTACCTGATCTTTTAAGTATACTGTTAATAGTTTGAATCATCCCAACAGTAACATCCTCCCCCCACTCTGTATATCCATCCCCAATTGGTTTAACATCAATTCCAGGTATCCGTTCTTTAAACCTGGCTACTGTTTGGTGTAATAGGTCTTTTGTATGGACTAAATAAAGAGTTTTACATCTTAGTACATTAATAATAGCAATAGCTACTTCAGTTTTTCCCGATCCAGTAGGTAGTTGTAATACTCCTCTCTGATTCTTAATTGCTGTTTTAACGGCGTCTAACTGATAATCCCGTAAAATAACACCAGAAAGCATATCCTTAGTAGGGTGGTTAGTAATTGATTGAAATACGAGCCTCTCATCGATTATTTCCACCTTTATATTATTAGTTTTACAGTACTCATATATAATAAATAATAATCCAGTAGGAACTCTTAAAGATGGAAGCTTAAGAAAATGAGTTTTTCCATCCCAAAATCCTTTTTTATATTGTGGGGAAAACCAGTAATTTTCGTGTTTAATCGTTAGTAGTTCCTCTAATTCATTAGTATAATCACTAAGAATAGAGTATACATTTTTAATAGTAATTATAAGATTTTTCATTGATTAATCAGGCCTTATAACCATTGTATCCATAGATAAAAATAATTTTCTAACTACCCTTTAGTACTTCTTATCCAAATCTTCTAACAAGTCCATACTAACCTTACCCCAGCAATGAGGAAGTACACCTTTAATACCATAAGGTGCATAGTTCACATCTCCAACAACCTTAAAAAATGGAACAGCTTGAAGCCCTTCATAACTCTCCCAACCAACAAATACTACGGATGTTCCAGCTTCCAATGTAACACCTGTAAAATTACGTCTATCAAACCGGCAACTCCGAGTAAGTTTGTAAACATGAAATAATCTTAATCCTTCTTTGTTCATTTTGTTTTCCTTTGTTTTATTTATCATCTTATTTAGATGATAATGTTAATTTAACAGAAAGTCAAGTGTTTTGTTAAAATAATTTTATTCTTTTCTACTATACCGGAAAACCCCAAGTAAATATTTTCTACACTTATCACATGTTTGGTAAGATCTACTCCAAGTTACTTTTCCTGCTGAATGGCTTCTTAATTGAATAGATTTAGTCTTTTCTACTGGACAATAACAATACTCACATATCCAAGGAACACTTACAGCTTGATTAGATTGAATTTTTTCCATTCTTTTGTACCACTGGAATCTAAACCTATTTCCAAAGAGAAATCACGGTATTTCCAGTATTCCCTAAACTTTTATCTTGATGGAACTTTAAAGATATCTGAGAAGGAACTATACCACCTTTAAATTTCATCCAAGTTTCCCAGTAATATCTATTAGCGGCGGATAAGGAAAGATTTTTTAGCAGAAATGAGCTAATATTTTTTTCATTTTTGAAAAATCTTGGTATAAACACCAAACCTACAATATTAGCATGATTTTGAAAATCAGTAAGGAGTTTCTGTTGCTGTTGGTATGTTTCAGGGAAAGCACAAACAAGTATAGTATTGGAACTATAGCTAGGATTATATTGGTCTTTCCTGGAAGAGGAATAATAATAAAAATTATGTACGTTTTTAAAGCCAGAAAGCATTTCACCTCTTCCATAGCATGTAACTGATAAAGACTTAAACAAATGAGCCGCTAAGACGGCGGTTAAAGATCCAACACTGCCATAGGCCACTAACCTATAAGAGTTATGGTTTTTAGACAGTACATGTGGTCGTAATGCCCGCATAATTGCTAATGCTCTATTAAGCATAGTCTTTGGATCAAAGTAAGGAAATGTGGCATTAATTACATCACCCGCACAATCCAACCTTAAAAAATCAAATACGTCTTTCATTTTAAA